CATTAAGGTATGGTGTTTTGATACTAAGGTTTACAACGAACAAGACTTTACTGCTGATAATGGTATGGATCTTAATCAGTATCAATTAATGGGTGGCGGTGGAACAGACTTCAATGCCAATTGGGAATATATGAAAGAACAGGATATTGTTCCTAAGAGATTCATAATGTTTACTGATGGTTATCCTTGGGATAGCTGGGGTGATGAAAGTTACTGTGATACAGTATTTGTAATCCACGGACATCACGATAAGAATTTACAGGCGCCATTCGGTCTTACTTGTCATTACGAAGAGGCAAGATGAAACCAAATGCATTAAACTTTTTTGAAATGAGAGAGGTTGATTTTCAGGCTCCTCATTTCGAATACACTCATTTCCAACAACAATATAACTTTGAAACCGCACTTCATAAGTGGATTGGAAATAATCTCAAAGGCAGATACTTTATAGGCAAAACTTTGGTTTTGGATAGAGAAAACCAATACCAAAATAATGTTACTGTGGGTTTTGAAGATCCAAAAGAGTTATCTTATTTCATGTTGGCGTGTCCACATTTGAAATACTAATAAATATTAAGTAGGTATATAATTATACTACTATTAATAGGAGAGACATAAATGTCAGAAGAAAATAAAACTGCAACGGCTCCGGCAACTCCGGAACCAAGTATGGCAACTGCACCGACGGGTGCTCCTGCTAATGCTCCAGTTCAAGAACTTACAGTTCAAGACTTAGGGGTATTGAAAACAATCATTGAAGTAGCACAAAGTCGTGGGGCGTTTAAAGCCAACGAACTTGAGGCTGTTGGAAAGACGTATTCTAAACTAGAGGCGTTTCTAACTTCAATTCAAAATCAACAAGTAGCTAAAGATCCAAATGCTCCAGCACCAGCAACTGCACCAGCAACTGCTCCGGTAAGTGAGCCAATTGATCCTGCTACAGGAGAGGTAAAATAATGGCCCTAAAACATATAGGAAGATTCAAAGGTAACGGAAGAAAAGTTGCCGTTGTTTTTAGAACATTACCTGATGATCCAGAAAGTGCTTTAGTGGTACAAACTGAAAACTTAGGTGATTCAGAACACGACACATTGATCAATATGTTAGAAAGTAACACTGGTCAAAGTGCTGATGAACTAGCAGATGCTATGCAACGTACTCCACTAGGAGACGGTAGTATTATGTTAGCAAACTTCCACGTTAACGGAAAATTAACTAAGGTGAAAACTTCAGATATTGAAATGACACCAGATACACAGACTACTATTGGTCTTGATGAACTAAACAAAGTCATCGCAGAGCAAAAAGGTGTAGCAGTTAAGGACCTAGCGGTTGGCGGTAGTTCAGTTGAAGAAGTAGCAACTGCAACAACTATGCCATCAGGAGAAGCATCAGCAACTGTGGACGCGGCAAACGAGCAACCTTTAACAGACGAAGATCTAGCTAAGAACATGAGAGCAGATGCTGATCGTATGTTCAAAGAAGCTGAAAGACTACGTAAAGAAGCTGAGGATTTAAGCCCTACGAAAAAAGGCAAATCCAGTGCCAAGGCGTAGCAAACGCCTTCCACCCGACGTTGTGAACAAATGGCCCGATGTATTCGGAGACGTTGACGTTCACGCCATACCGTTAGAGTACTTACACTCATTACGAGTTCGTTTTACTAATGGTAAGGCTTGGGATATAGCAGTAGACGATAAAAAGAACCCTGTTAAATCCTTGGAAAAAACACTAAAAGAACTGTTTAATACTTATGATAGCAGTATTAAGCACGTTGATTTTAAGCTAGATACTGATCGTATTAAAAAAGATGTACAAAAACGCACCACAAAGTTCATCAAGCATCGTAAGTAATATTACTAAAAAGGTATAAATACATATAACAGATCCAGGAGTTATATAAATGGCATTAAAACTAAGAAGAGGTACAGACTCACAAAGAGGGCTTATAACGCCAGCTGATGGTGAATTAATCTATACTACAGATACTAAAAAACTGTTTATAGGTGACGGTGCTACTGCGGGTGGTAATCCCGTTGATACAGCCGGTAGTGCATTAGGTTCAAATTTAGACTTAAACAATTATAGCTTAACTGGAACAGGTAACGTTAATATTACTGGAAATATTACTGCTACTGGAAACATCACTGCTGACGGTAATTTAACACTAGGTGGTAACTTAACTGTTGGTGATGCTACATCAGATACATTAAACTTAACAGCCAAAGTTGAATCACATATTTTACCAGACGTTGATAGTGCAAGGAACATTGGTTCAAGTGTACTAAGATGGGGTGCTGGTTACTTTGGTGCTTTACACGTAACAGATGATATTAATGCTGGATCAGTAAATGCTAATATCGTTGCAGATGATTCTACAGTAGTTTTAAATAAAGCAACTGGAGCCATTAATGCTTCAGGTACTTTCAAAGGTGATGTTAATGCAACTGATAACACTAGCTTCTTTAATGCAACTTCAAAGGCAGTAAACGCCGGTGCTATTACGGCAACAGGAACTATTAGTGCTCCTGTTATTAATGCAGAAGCATTTACAGGAAATTTCAAAGGTACTATTGTTGGTGACGATTCAACTGTATTAGTTGATGCTGTCAACAGTAGAGTAAACCTAAACAATGGCGTTGTAAGTTTTGTTGAGAATCAACTTGAGCTTAACAATGTAACAGAAGTTAAACTAGGTAAAACTACAGACTCAGCTGGTCCTACATTTAAAATTACATCAGCAGATGCAAGTGCTCCAATTAACTTTGTCAACAAGGCAGGAACAAGTGTTAACAATACAAGTAAGTTAACATTTTCAGCTTACCATGGATCATTGGTAACTCCAGTAGATCCAACAGCAGGTGACTGGAATGGTGCATTAACGGCTCAATCATGGGATACAAATACAAGTGCTTTTATTCCATCAGCAGTTATGGCATTCCAAGTTGATCCAGATGAGACTGTTGCATCAGACCAAGTTAAAGGTAAATTACTATTCATTAGTAATGCAGGAACAGGAAGTTCACCAGTTTTAAAAGCTATGTCATTTGATGCAAAAGGACGTTTAAAAGTTAACGGTGCTCCAGGTGATGTTGCAGGTGCTAACTTAGATGTTGTTGGTGATGCACAATTTTCAAGTACAGTTAAGTTTGCTAACTTAACAACTACTCAAAGAGACGGACTATCTTCAGTAAGTGCTGGTATGGTAATTTACAATACTACATTAAGTAAGTTACAATTACGTACTGGTGTTGCTTGGGTCGACTTACACTAATTCAGCTTTAACTTTTCCAAACCAATTTAAAAATAAGTAACAGTATGAGCTCTATAACTCTCTTTACATCAGGGTCAACAGACCAACCAAAAGACGTGACCCATTCGTGGGATCATATTAAGAAATGTGCGACCAAAAGCATTAAAGAAATTGGATTGACTGAAGAGGATAGAGTGCTAGATGTGTTTCCTGCGAACACTATAGCCCACTACACAATCACCGGTGTTCCTGCGTTTTTAAGCGGCGCACAGTACGTTTCTAGCAACTTTAGTGCATACACCTACCTCGACTTATTTAGACGCTTTAAACCGACGTATATTGCGTTAATACCACGTCATTTAGAACTGTTATTAGGCACTAAAGGCTTTAAGGATTTGGATATGAGTTGCGTCAAATACATGGTTACAGGCAGTTCAAAAATAGACCAAAATTTTATAGATGAATTTAAAAATAAGGGAGTTCAAAAAGTCGCGAACTGGTACGGCATGACTGAGTTTCCTCCACCAATTATGATAGGTTATGATTCACCTGCATTTGATTTCAACACTATAAATCATCAAGAGAATCATGTGATGTTTATGCCATTACAAGCTACTGGCACTAACCTTCAACATTGTATTATCAACGGCAGATCAACTGGTGATATTTTTAACATGGACACAAAAGAATACCACGGTAGATTAAAAGAAGCAAATGGACATACTTGGAAAAACAACTTTTAGACTTGCTACTGAAAGAGATAGACCTTTAGTAGAACAGTTTTGTAAATCACAGAACTATTCAAACAATACATCTTTAGAAGCAATGAAATGGGAATGGTGCCTACGCAATGGTGCATGGACTGTTGCAATTCATGAAGATAAAATTATTAGTATTGCAGGTATTCATGACTTGCCTGAAGCTGGACATAACTGTTATAGATGTTTGTTCCGCGGAGCTCAACTACCAGGATACACACTAGGTACAGGAAGAGATATTTTTAAGACAGGTATACAATTAAGTTACTTACTAAACTTACAAATAGAATGGGCACCTAAGTCAGCAGACTTGTTTATTAGTACAAATATAAACGACGATGGTGGTAAGAGTCAACGTATGAATAATACTATGATGCCATTACTAGCTAAACGTGGTATTTGGTCTTTAGATCAACAAATAGAATTATATAATGTACCGCAGAACTTATGGCGTATTAATGTTCAACGTTATAAGGAAGAGCGTAACCTCTCGCTAAAGAGCGATAAGAATATTGATCAAAAATTGTAAAAGGTTTCTTTTTAATTACAATTTCTTTCATTTCATTTTTCCAATAGTCTGTGTCTTTACTTGTAGCAGTATAATGAAGTTCTAAGAATTCTTCTACGTGTTTTACTACGTTTAACCATTGCTTGTTATACACACTAGGTTTGTCCACTAGTCTTACTAGCATTTCAATTTGATATTGTATTAGCCATATTGCTTGAGCTTCTAACGGTTCAATAAATCCTGCACTTAATCCTATATTTAAAATGTTACCTTCGTAGGGGTTAGGACAATATTGACTTTCCCATTCAATCACTCTTAACTTATCTAGTTCTAATTTGTGAGGACATTTTTCTATAAATTCTGCTTTGGCACTTTCTACTGATTGATGATCTTTACTAAACACATATCCGTTTCCAATGCGATTCTGTAAGTAAATATTCCACATCCACCCGTTACTTAATGCAGTAGTTTCCGTATAGTATTTTAACATCTTATCGTAACTAGGTGCAACTATGGCACAATTATTTTTTAGGTTAGTTTTAATCATTTCTTTTGCAGGAAACAGATCACTAAATCCAGCACAATTAATAATTAAATCTGCATCAAGGTCGTCTATAGTATCAAGTGTTTTATTAATAAGTTCTACACCGTTTGGTAGTGCAACCTTATCTCTCAGCATAATACCAAACTTGTTAGCATCAACATGATAAGCATGACGCCACTTTTTAGTAGGCTTTGTATAATTACGCATCCATTCAATCTGTTCTCTATGTTCAGACTCATCAAAGCAGAAATGGTGCCACCATTCTTTGTTGTGCCAATCCTTATGACATATTGTATATTTTCTTACTGCATCACAATGGTCAAATAGGTCTTGTTCTGTTAGTCCTAGTTCTGTAATAAAGTCGTACATACTAGGCAACGTGCTTTCGCCTACACCTATTATAGGAATATCTTCACTTTGTATTACAGTGATGTTCCAATCAGTTTTCTTTGCAAGATAACTTGCAGTCATCCAACCAGCTGTTCCACCACCTACTATTGTTATTTTCATAATGCTAATATATCTAAAATTTTAGTTTCGTCTACTCTAGTTAAAAAGTGAGCTCTATCAGTTTTACCTGGATTTTCTGTTCCATGGTAAGCATTGGTATTTAATATGTAAACTTTGCCAACTTTCATATTATACTTTACTTCTCTATCTTTTCCAAAACAAAAAACTGCTTCTTCGTTTGTTTCTAAAGGTATATGTAATTTCTTTACACTACTATCTTTATGTGTTTTAATTTCTGCACCAGGACCGTGTACTGTGATTATACATTGTTTAAAACTTTCTTCTCCTAGCATTTCGATTAAATCATTCATATAATCAAAACGATACTTAGGCAATATATTACACTTATCATAAAATTCTGGGTCAAGTGTTTCAGGAAACATATCTGTATTAGCTTGACTAGGAGGAGGTAATGGTTCGTATCTTTCTTTTGGCCATGCTAGTGTGTATCCACTAATAGGACCGCAGTAGTAACCACAATAACCTAAGTCCATATATTGTTTACTAACTTCAACATTTAATCTATCAGGAAAGTTATAGAAATCAAAATACATATGATTAAATTTTTTCTTTACATCAGAGTAATACTTTTGTAGTTTATCTACATCAAGATCTAAATTTAATTCTATCGCTCCCCAATGATCTTCTTCATATAGCATTTTCCAACCAATGTCTTTAGGATCGTAATTTTTGATTATCATAGTGTTTCCTCTTTGTATTTAAGCAATTCCATTTCCTTGTCTTTAGGAACTTTAAAAAACAAATGAACTCTATCTGTTTCGCCTTCATTATGTGTACCATGTGGTATGCTAGTATTAACAAGAGTCATACGCCCATCAGCAGGTAATACGTATTTCCTATTAGGTTCAAACGTAAAATATGCTTTCTTGTTAGTTACTATAGGAATATGCACCTTTAGATAATCATCAGTATCCTTGTGAAAGTTTATTAATGCTCCTGGCGGGTGTACACTTACACTAAACTGATGTGCGAACGGAAACTTTTCCTGTAACTTCTTTGCTAATCCAAACATACATTTAGTATCTTTATATTCCTGTTTTTCTTCTTTAGTGATATTATAAGGAGGACAAGGTTTAGTTAGATCTTCTAGATTACTTTGTAATGCCCAACCGGTTACTCCTTTAAGTTTATGTCCACCAACTCCTTCTTCTTCATTGCCTTCCCATACCCACCTCATATCATTATGGTCATGCTGGAGACTTATAAAGAAGTTTCGTAACTCGTTTATATCTATTCTAGGCTTTAGTACTCTAAGATCTCTGTTCATCTACTATCCTTTTTATTTTTTCTTTCTTCCAATCATCATAACTTTCAACATAATGCTTAAAGTCAATATTTGCTATTGTAGGATTTTCAAACCAAAAGTCTAGCACTTTGTTAAACTCTTCTTGACTCATTCCTTTACCGTCTTTTTCTACTTCGCTTATTGTCATGTGAAATAGATTCGTATGTGTATTTAATGTTTCAATAGGTAGCATCTTACATCTTTGCTTTAGATTGCGTTTTACTCTAGCATAATCTTCGTCAGTATTAAAGTCTCCAGCAATACTACCTATACAAATAATATGTTTTACTTTACCGTATACTGCATTTAAAAGTTTTATTTGATAGTCGTCTATGCAACTAGCATTAACAAACACATCATTTTTTAATATTTCATTTACAATATCGTCAAAGTTTTCATTAAAATCATACCCTGTTTCTCTGCTTAATTGCGTTACATTATAACCTTGGTACTTAGATAACTTGGCAAAATAGTCATGTAGCCAATTGAGTATGTAACTACCCGAATGTCTAATTCCTTTTCTACTACCTGTTATCGCTACGTTCATAAAGTTATTTCCTTGTTAAGTATCTTTAATAAGTTTTCGTGTGTAGGTTTTGTTTGTATATGCACCCTACTTTCTTTACTTTTATTAATTGTACCATGTGGAATAGCGGCATTAATTACATAAGCCTTGCCTGGCTTCATGTTATATTCTCTTTCTAAATTTTCTCCGTACAAGAATAAAGCATTTGGATCACTGTCTACTGGTATGTGCAATCGTTGTACGTCTGGCCCGTCGATGTGTTTTCCTAATACAACACCAGGTTGATGATGTCTAATACTTGTATCTCTCCATACAGCTTCACCTAGTTGATCATATAATTTTTTAAAGTATCCGAACTTAAACTTTTCCTGAACAGATTTTTCACCTGGATTAATTAGTTCTGGATATAGGTCTTCTCTTCCTGCCCATTTAGGAGTACAAGGAATTTCCTTTTCGCAATACCAACTGATCTCCATTACTAATATTTCTTCTGGTATTTCTAATTGATCCTTAATATATTTTATTATATGATACCCTTCATCATGTACACCTCTGCCTTCTGATCCTACTTCTCCTGCAAATGCTGTGTCTATGTTTTTTAAATGATATTTCTCTTTTAAATATTCTTCTTTACGCCAACTAAAATATAGATGATTGTATTGCTCATGTACTTGCTCATACCAGCTTTGTAAGAATAAAGAATCAAGATTCCAATCTAATTCTATTATATCCCAATCCTTGCTATTTAAATATTCTAAACTATATGTCATTGGTCCAAACCTTTCCATATAGATGTATTCTATTTGTACTACCTTTGTTTTCCACACTATGAGGAATTGTTGTGTTTACTAGATAAGCCCAACCTGGTTCCATATGAAACTCTTCTCCGCCTATGATCCAATTACTATCTTCATTGGTGTGTATAGGTATGTGTACTCTAATCTTATCTGTGCTATCCTGATGCGTAATTAGTTTAGTACCTGGCGTGTGTATAGTTACTAACCACTTCTTACTACGCATAGGTAATTTTTCTACAAGCTCTAGTCCGTAACCAGTAAAACATTTACGAGGATTTAGTTCATCGTTATCGTTATCTTTGTATTCTTCTTTTGCACAACCTTGTTCAAAAGGTTTAGGTCCTGGTTCATCACTGTTCCAACAAAGTGTATAATAGGCCGCATCGTCTGGCAAGTAATGTCCTGTCTTTGCTTCAGGGTCACTAATAGGAAACTTCCACACATGATGATTCTCACCTATAACAAACTTCCAATCAGAAAAATTTTCTTCAAGGTCTTTATACCAAGTTTGTATTTTATCTACATCAACTTCAAACAGTTTCTTAACTTTAAAGCCTAAGTCAAGAGGTTCATGTTTTTCAATGTACCGTTTGAAATCTTGGGTGTGTTGTTCCATCTGTGTTCCTTATACTTTGTCTTAAATCCATTGCAACATAATCGTGACCATATAATATTAAATCATTAGGTACTAGTTCTCTAAATTTTTTAAACTTGTTTTCTAATACTTCTGGTTCTAAATTCCAATGAAGCATTTCGCTTGACCAAATGTTTGTAGTCCATAACACTTTGTTACCTTGTTGTGCATTAATTATATGAAATAGTTCTTCTGGTTCATTTACAATATCAATCTTATAGTAAGCATGATCTAGTTCTACATATCTATCCCATAGCTCTTTAAATGCTTCTCTACCACCATGTTCTTCAACTTCTTGTAACCAAAACGACTCGTAATTGCCTCTATATGTTGAACTGAAGTTATAGTTTAGGTCGTGTTCCAATAGCCATAGGTGTAAATCGTAGCCATCCCATGTTTCTATTAGGTCTCTTTTATACAATAAACTAGCATCACACCAATCAAAGTAATGTACCTTAGTACCAGGGTGTTCCATTGTACGATCATGAAATCTATTTGCGTTTAATATTGCAAGTGGTTTAAATCCTGCGGCCGCACTAAACAAATGTTCAATAGGTTGTGTTGTACGTATTCCTTCGCTTGAAAGTGTTTCTGTGTTAAAAGCATAAACACGATTCTTTTCTATCTTCTCTTGATAGTCTAGTTTGCGTAACCAAGCCTTTTGGCTTTGATTTAATTCATCTACTTGCCAATAATCTTTGTGTATCCAGCTCTTTGATAATATATCTGACTTGTTATACGGATATAAAAATATTTTACAAGCTCTCATATCGCTAGTTAAGTTATCTATTCTTATGCCTTCTCTTAAGGCTATGTCAATCCAATTAGATCCGTCTGAAGTTATTTCCCATTGTTTTTGTGATTCAGCAAAGTCAATCCAAGCAGGTGTATAATCAGCATGAACAGTTTCTTCACTTAATTTAAAGTTTTGTAACTTGGGCTTTCTATCTTTATAAACACCAATCTCGTCAAACTCTGGCTTACCTAGTTCTACCCACTTGTCTACGTTTACAAATAGATACTGTCTATGTAATCCTGGATACGCACCTTTTGTAAGGTAATGTTGTTTTGTTTTGTCCATGATATGACCTACAACAAAGAAATTAGGATTATCTTTTGCGTAACTTAAACTTTGATCTAAGAGGCTTGGTCCTCTAGTTAATAGTAATCCCTGTGCGGCAATCATGCAATACTTTTTATCTTCTTTGATTGCATTTTCTAAAATAGTTTTAACACTATTACTAGATCCTACATACTTACAATACCCCATCTTAATCATACGATTAATATAAAAGTATGTCATGTCAAAACAACGTTTTTGTACAAACTTATCTGGAATATCTCGTGAAATATCAAGTATGCCAATGGCTACTTCGTTACCTACATTAAGGGTATCATAGTATCTGTCTACTGAAACTGAATTCCAATCTTTCATATTAACCCCTATTGGTGAAATAACTTTGTCTTAACACATAAAAGAAATCTCTAATACGTCTTCCTAACTCATAATGTATAATCATATGTATGCGTGGCTTATCACTTCTATTCCATACACTATGAACGTTACTAATATCCATTAAGAACGCACTACCTTGATCTTCAAAAGGAACTTTACCATGATCTTTAAAAACAAAATCACAACCTTCTGGATTGTTTAAACTAATATTGCAAACACTTAAACGTTTTTCTGAATCATCTCTGTCTTGATGTGGTAATATATATCCACCTGGTTCAAGCAACATGAAACGCACACGGTTTAGATACTCTGCTGGCCAAACATCAGTTAAAAACTTTTTAGTTTCAGGACATTTATCAGCTACCCAGGTCCAATCTAACTGTTTGATAGAGTCTTGTCTATCTCCATAGCTGTCAAGGCTCTGTGTATCTTCATTTAATCCGTGTAGTGTTAAACTACGCCACCCTTTTCCGTATTCTTCTCTGTGTTCATGAAAAGAATCTATTAAGTTTTCCGCTTCATGGTACATACCCTTCCAAGGTTGGTTATCTAAAGCACTTAGACGAAAATAAGGCCATCCACTTTCCGTTACAATCCACTTTGGATCGAACTGTTCTGGATATTTTTGAGTCTTTATTATACCATTTGTATCATGAAATTGGTGTAGTTCTTGCATACACATATTTATTGCCACAACCCCATTAAATACTCTGTTTATGACGTTAAATACAGTATGCCATTCTTGAAATTAAAAGACATAGATACGGTGACAGTAGACTTTACGAGCCATTGTAATGCGATGTGCGGAAACTGTGCAAGAAACATAGGTGGAGTACAAGTTAATCCTAGTATGCCTCTTGAACACATGAAACCTGCTACTTGGAAGAACCTTTTTACTGAAAAAGTATTGGAAAACATTAACAAAATTATATTCAATGGGTCTTATGGAGACCCGTTACGTAATCCTTATATCTTTGAGTGTTTAAATTATTTAAAACAATATAACAAACCAGAGATACATATACATACCAATGGTGGAATGAATGGACCTAAGTTTTTTGCGGAACTGGCAGAGTGTTTAAAAGACTTTCCTTTTCCAACTCATGTAGTTTTTAGCATAGATGGATTGGAAGATACTAATCATTTGTATAGAAGAAATGTACAATGGCATAAGGTTATGGAAAATGCAAAGAGTTTTATAGACGCAGGTGGACTTGCACGTTGGCGTATGATAGTATTTGAACATAATGCACATCAACTCAAAGACGCAGAACAATTAAGCAAGGCCATGGGCTTCGGTAAGTTTGATATTAATGGTGGCTATACCTTTAGTGCAATAGATAGTGTGGTAGGTGAAGCTATAGAAAAATTTAAGGCAAGTAAAAAAGACGATGCACGAACAATTAAATATAACAAAGAACATTTAGATAATGTAGATCGTGTAAAAGGATTATTAAAAGAAGGATTTGACAAAGGACATATTACTTGTAAGTGGCAAAAGAAAAAGAAGATACAAATTAGTCATGTAGGAGAAGTATTTCCTTGTTGTTATTTAGAAGCTGAAAGATATCCCAAAGATGCTAATAGCATATACGCAAAAGATGTAACAGATATGAACTGGCTTAACATTAATAACAATTCTTTAGAACATATATTAGATAGTGATGTTCTAACAACTCCTAGTGAAAACAGATTTAAAATATGTGAGGTAACCTGCGGTGAAATGTAAGTATTTAGAACATCAAATTTGTACAAGATCAGACGGTCAATATCGTTTATGTTGTACTAGCTTTGAAAAAGATAACAAAGAAACCATATACACTCATACACCACAACAATGGCACGATAGTGATTTCCATAAAGGTGTACGTGAACAATTAGATCGTGACGAATGGCCTGATGCTTGTATTAAATGTCAAGAAGCAGAAGAAAAAGGTTTAGAGAGTATGCGTACTAAAGTTAAAGAAGATGGTACTAGATACGTTAGAAATCACTTTGGCCCAGGACTTTCGCATTGGGATCTTCGATTTGGTAATAGTTGTAACTTAAAATGTATTAGTTGTTTCCATTTATCTAGTAGTAGTTTAGCCGAAGAGGCTATTGCTATGCAGAAAGCAGGAGTACAACCACTTCATATGCCTTTACTAGATGAGCCTAACTTTAATTGGGTTACTGAGGAAACATTAAAACACTTTGAAAACTTACCTGATATGAAAGAAGTTTACTTAACAGGTGGAGAACCAATGATGGTTAAACACTTACCTGGCTTTTTAGATAGACTAGACCCTACTGTATGTGTAAGATTTAATACTAATGGAACATTATGGAACCCTAAAGTATCAAAGATATTAAAAAAGTTCCGTACAGTAATTATGAGTATGAGTATTGATGCGGTAGATCATAAAATAGATTATATTAGACACGGAAGTGATTGGGATATTATATCAGAAAATACACAAAGGTATGCAGAATTTTGTACTGTAGATGTTACTCCAACTACCAGTGTATTAAATGCAATATACGATGACGAAATAAGAGAGTATTGTGCAAAGAATCGTTTTAAAATTTATGATAACTTACTAATAACTCCTTATTGGTTACACGTAAAAAATGCACCAGACGAATTAAAGAAAAAGTTTACAGGAAACATTGCCAAGTGGGCTGACGTTGATGCTGACCCTGAATGGCAAGATAAGTTTAGAGAATATATAACAAAATTAGATAACTGGAGAGGTATGCATATTAAAGATTACCTACCAGAGGTAGCAAAAGCCTATGGACTTGATTAAGAAAAATTTAGAAAAGAATAGAGAAGTTTATAAACTTGAAGATAGATATCGTAAAGTTTGGTATGATATAGATATGGATCGTTTAGAAGAACACGTAACTATACTTGAAGATGTTATTCCTGGATATGTTTTAGATTATGGCAAGACAGAAAACAGTATGTACATAGACTATCATATTGTGCCAGGCACTCCTGCAAATACATTCGCACACACTCCTCAGTTTATAAAAAGAATACACGATTTCTGTCATGAGACACTTGAACAAACATTGCCTTATGCACACTACGATTGGGTATTAAGTAATATAATGATTGACGGAGATAACACTTATCTAGTTGATTGGGATAACGTAGGCATTTATTCCCCTGAAGAGATTAACACCAAGATAGAAAAAGATTTAAAATCTGCATTTGGAGGTTCTTATGACCCCACAAGCATTTAGTTATCCTATAGTAGCAAACAATGGAATGATTTATATTCCACCATTTGGTCTGACAGAGTCTATTGACTATATGTTAAAGTTTAATCCTAAAGACGAAACATTTACAAGAATTAAATTAGACGTTAGTGATTGCACAGAAAAATGGATATGGGGAACTGCTTGGAGAAACAAAATTATTGTGCTACCTTATAACGAAGATAATATTCTTATTATAGATACAGACGATGATAGTGTAGAGTATAGTGAAGTAGAAAAAGGAAAAGGAAAATATATACAAGGTCACATACACGGAGATAATTTATTCGCTTTACCTTACGGTGAACACGAACCATATGACTACGTATTAAATTTAGCTTTACCTTATATGTATCCAGACCAAGAAAAATTAAAGTTACCTACTAACGATTGTAAGAAATGGCATACTACACAAATAATAGATGGAATTATATATGGGTTACCTAGAGGTGAAAGTTTAGATAATAGCTTTAATTATAGAATAGAATTTGATTGTAGTAATGAAGAATATGAATTAACAGATATGCTACCTGAATGGGAAGACTATGAACACGATGGCTTTAATAATAAAAAGTATACTACAATGGCTAAGGTTGGCAATAGGTTATATGCTCCGCCTTATAGTGAAAACCCTAACTTTGATGTATTAACTAAATTTGTTGATGGTAAATGGATTACTGAACGTACAGGTATTAAAGAAACAAGCAGAACATACTTTGCTCATAGTGTTGCAAGTAATGGTAAAATATTTTGCCCTCCAGCAGGACACGAAGAAACATGGAGTGAAATGTTAGTTATAGACCCTTCAGCAGATAACGGTCATGATACGTATTGGCACACAGTTAATTTAGGTATAGGAAAAGAAAGTAAAAAATTCTTTGCAGGTGTTGAAAACAGTAAAGGATATCTTTACTTTATGCCAAGAGGTGGTTGCGTATGCGAACCTGAAAGTACTTGGAAAAGCCAAGGTGACTTAACAGAAATACTTAAACTAGATATTAGAACAGAAGAGTTTACTACAATAGATGTAAGCAAATTATTTAAAGATGATACAAGTATTGAAAAATATAATAAGTGCGTAATTTTAGATGACGTAATATATGCTTTCCCTTACGGACAATCTAAAGACTTTCATAAACTTTTAATATTTGATACTCTTACAGAGAAAGCAAGAACAATGGATTTAAGAGATGTATAAAGCATTTGAAGATCATTATAGAGAACTAGACATTAAGCATTTGTTATTAGCAGAGCATGATGGTGAATTAATATCTCCACCCTTTGCAACTGAGCTTTGTAAAGATTATAGTAAGGTGGCAGTTTTTGGGGATTCCGTTTCCTATATAGATTTAGATTTACCTCCTGTTACAAGTAAAATTAATGCTACTGCAAGAGTTAATGATAGCACTTGGTTAATTCCATATGGCTATTGGGACGAGTTTAGAACAGTAGTAGAGTTAAAAGGTACTACACCTATATACCATACACTAGACAAAGGCGGTATGGGACAATTTTATGGTTGTGCTTCTAACGGAACTACTGCTTGTAGTTTTCCTTTAGGAACTTCTAACACATCTTTTTTACTATACATTGATGAAAAAGGATTGCATACACAAGACTTTGATGCTGAAATGAGAAAGAGTCATATGGGTACTGCATACTGTAATGGAAGATATTGGAGTATGCCTAGAGGTGACTTTAGAAACTATAATGTATTAGTAAGTTATGACGGCAAGGATATAGAGAAGTATCCAATACCTGTTGACCATACTTTAAGTAGAAAGTTTACAGATTTAATTCCAGTAGGAGATACGTTATACAGTTTACCATATGGTGAAACAGCAGGACTTACTCAGGTTGTAGAATTTAATACAGAATACAATAGTGTATCTACACACGAACTAAACGTTCCAGACTTTGCTAAAAAATATAATGCTCAAGTGTTAGTTGACGAAACTATTATTGGTGTACCATATGGTGACGGAGATGACTTTGAAAGTAAGTACGGTGTTGTGTTTGATACAGTAACAAAACAGAGTAGACCTTTTGATATTGAAATAGGCTACGGTGGCAAGTACAGATTTAAATGCGGTATTGCATATAAAGGCAGAGCAATATTTTTGCCTAGTGGAACTCCAGGCTTACCTATTATAAGTGTAGCAACAGATGGTACGTTTCATGCAACAAAAACGGACAACTCAAAGTTGTTTGGAAGACCTATTATATATAAAGAAAAACTTTATACCTTGGTTTTCAACACAATTGATAATACCCATAGTTTGGTTACAATAGATGAATGGTTAAGGATACATGAGGTTACCAAAATATGAAATGTCTAGCACCATGGCATAGTATTTTGGTACGTTTTAACGGTGATATAGTACCGGACGGAGTATACAAGGCTCGCTATGGAAACGTGCTTAAATCGTCTTTAAATGACGTCTTAAACAGCTATACAGCAACGCACACTAAAGATTCTTTGCGTATGGGTCAACTACCACCCGAGTGCGAACAATGTGCTTTAAAAGAAGAATCTGTGGGTCATAGTAGGCGTTTATTCTTCCGTGATATACTTAATCCAATGGTTGAAAACAAGGAGTACGATTACTCCAAAAACTTCACAGACATACTATTTTTGGAGTTTAATATGAGTAATATCTGTAACCTAAAATGCCGTATGTGTAATGGTATTAGTTCAAGTGCTTGGGTCAAAGAAGAAAAGAAATTAGCTGAAATATCAGCAGACTACCAACGCCCAGTAGATCATCCTGAATTTGGTTATACTAATAAAAGTGAAGAAATTATTCAAAGATTATTTGAGGATCCTACACCATTTATGAACTTACGTTATCTAAGTATTAAAGGTGGAGAACCTTACATGGAACCTGCAAACAAAAAGATATTGCAGAAGTTTATTGACTTAGGAGTTGCAAAAAATGTTACACTTGACTGGACAACGAATGGTACGATCGTTGATGAAGAAGTACAGGAACTTGCTAGACACTTTGGCGAAACTAAATGGACAGTAAGTTTAGAAGGTACTGGTAGCTTATACGAATACATTAGAGGTGGTAAGAACTTTACATTTGAACAGCTCAATGAAAATCTAAAACAATATGACTTTGATAGGATCATTATTGCTGTAACTGTGATGGCATATAATATCTCACACTTAGATAAAATACATTGGTGGTTTGAAGAAAATAAAAAAGACAACTGGGAAATATATTTTAATAATGTAGTAGCCACTCCTGCATATTTGAATCCAAGAGTTTTACCTAATAAGATACTTGATAAGATTGATTTTAGATTTCCTAATATAAACTATACAAATAACGATAGTAAACTATTAGATACGTTTGTAAACTATACTAAAGATTTAGATAAAATTAGAGATACAAATGTTTTAGATCATTGTCCGGAACTTACTGATCTTTTTGTATAGGATCCATTGCCATATAATGAATATTAATATCTGTAGGACTATCAATTACCCACTTAACAAACTGTCCAGCTTGTTGTAAACTAATCTTATTCCTATTGTCTTTTCTTTCTTTTTGACTCTGTGAACTTAATTGTCCAAATGCTATATTACTAACTTTTATTTCGCTGTTACCCCAACAACTATCATTACTCATTTTCTTACTCAACCCGTCTAATAATGTTTTATTGTCAATGTAATTTTGAGGACTATAACCTGATTCCCAATAAGAACTAGTACTGCTTATGTTTATTATGTGTCCTCTTTCAAACTTTTTATAAACTTCTTCTAGTATTCTATTCTGTTGTCCATCTGGACCATACAAGCTGTTTACAAATACATCAAAGTCTTTCGCATGGTTGGCAACTTTTTCTGCGTCATTCATATCCCAGCCATTATGACGTCCTATGAATTCTACCCTATTGTTATTGTATGCTTCGTAAATACCTTTGCATAAACCTTCATAGTTAGGATTTCCTGTTACTAATATTCTACTCATGATGTTTGTTATTTCCTTTATGCCAACCTATGTCTTGAATATTTGTGCTATTGCATTTAGGACATACCCACCATTCATCTGTGTTATCATCTGTTGCTAGATCCTGTGCTACACCTCTCCAACCACAGACACCGCAGAGCCAGTTCCAGATTTGATTCATTCCTTCAGCAAGTGCTACGTTATCTTCCATTCGTCCTGTTCCTTCCTTATGTATATGTCGCTTAAACAACTGCATATACTCTTACCACAAACTATAGGTTCTGTAGGCAATTTATATCTTTCCAAGTTACCTATTGCTCCTCCGAATTGGCAGTCTGCTCTATACATATTACCCCACATATCTATATTGACACCATCTATGCCAGCCCAACATTTCCAACCTACAAACTTATTCTTGCCTTCTAGTATAAGTTCATTAGCGTCAACGTCTTTAGCATCTTCAAACCAATCATTAAGTTTTAATTGCATCTTTCCTCTGTGTACATCTTTATCATCAATCTTTCTAGTAAAAGGCCAATTTTTTATTAGATCCTTTTGTTTGTCTGTGTAAGTAACTACTTCATTTGTAATGTTATCGCTATACGTTTTATCAACAATTACCTTTGGCCATATTGTTGCGTTAGCTGTACTACTAAAGATTTTTTCTGATATACTAAATGCTTCATCGAAATCATCTGGTAACAACATCATATTAATTACTGTTGTAATTTTAGATTCATTAATAACCTTTATAAAATGCTCTGGGTCTGCGTATGCTTTATGATAACTTAACATCATAGCATCTGTGAAAGGAGCAATACGTTTAAAGTATTCCGGACTTTGACTACCGTTACTTACAAATGAAAACTTATGTCCTTGTTCTTTAACACATTCGGCCATGTCAATAAAATGTTTCCAGTATGTAGGTTCGCCGCCACTTATTCTAAAACAAATATCCTTTTTTACTTTTAAATTTTTTATAAAACGTTCTACAGTTTCCCAACGTGGCTGTCCTGTACTACCATTATGTAGTATGTCTGGACAATACTCACAACGATAGTTACATTTATTAGATAGTGTCCAACTAACTAAAAACCAATCGTTCTTTGTAATGTCCTTGTAGCCTAGTTTCATTACTCACTCATACTATGTTTTATAATAAGATCGTGTGTACGTTCATTTAACTTAACTGTTAAAATTAAAGCATATAGCCCGTCACTAAAACTAAACACACTATGATCTTTTTGAAAGTTAATAAAATATAAAAATCCTGGATCTGGATACATAGGCTTACCGTCAAGCATATGAACAAAGTTCTCAGGTTTACAATTTCCCATTACCATAAGCAATCTAAAGTATTCTGGATCTGCTCCTGGCCAATCTCTATGTGGAGGAAAGAATCCTCCTTGGTCAACACGTAATAAATGAACACGCCCAATGTCTGGTGAAAATACATCAACAAGTTTTGCTAGTTCAGGCATCTTATGATATACTTCAGTAGGAGTTGTGAAGTTTTCTTCTTTCATTTCAACATCATGATAACGTTGCATATGACCAAAACTATTCAGATGATAATTATCCATCACATCACCACTATGGCTTGTTATAGGTAATCCCCATCTATTGTTAACTTTATCTTTCTTAACATTGTACGGGCACCAGTTATCCTTAAACTGTTCTAAATCTCGTACACATTCCCATGGATCAACTTTTAATTTAAGTTTAACTGTATCACCTAAATTAGTAAGTCCGTTCCATAGCATCGCTCTATTAATGTCCATTAATATATTCTCCTAATTCTTTAAAAGTTTTGCTATAATCAGTCCCTCTAGTTTTATCAGTTACAGCCAAATACTCACGCAAAGCCGGTAGCTTATTACTCCAATCGTCCTGCATCATGTATTTAATCAACCCTCTCCAACGTTGAGCACCATATGGGTGCTGGTTGAATTCCAAATTAAACTTCTGTCTATCTATGAAGTTTTCTACTTTGCCCTTTATCCAAAGTTTTGCTTCCTGTGGTAAAACTTGTACATTTAGATATGATGGCAAATAAACCAAATGTGTTCCTATAATACCTCCTCCAAACATTGAAGGATTAATCTTGCTAAAGCCTTGATCCATTTTCCATTCAGCTAATTCATCTATGTAACCTACATTTAGTAATTGTACTGCACAGGCAATATTAATAACTGTATTATCCTTTGTATTCTCATCTAGCCTTCTTAAATTAGTTTCAACGTCCGACCACTTGCTTGGGTAACGTATGTAATCGTTACGTTCTCCGTAAGCATCTATGCTAAAGTTAAAACGTACTTCTTTAAAATGTTGCCATAACTTAAATAACTTGTCTGGCAATTCTAAACCATTTGAGTTATATCTTAAGTTACAGTCTTTGGCATATCCTTCGTCAACCATGAACTCTAATATTTTATAATGTTCTGGTATTAACAATGGCTCGCCACCTGCAAAATATAATTCTTGTATATTAAATGCTTGATGCTTCATTGTATCTATGAAGGATCCTTTTTTATACCAAGTATAATCAAATTGATCGTCCCAACCTTGATCTGCAATAAGATCTTTATTCTTATACTGTGGCATTTGTAGTTTCCATTCCTTAATCCAACTTGAACTATCATGTGGACTACACATAACGCATTTAAGTTGACATAGGTTACCTAAACGTAAATCAAAGTAAGGAATACTTACAGGTGCAGTACCATCTTCTTTTGTACTAGCAATGAGTTGATCAAAGTCTACACGTTGTTTCCATTCTTCAGTTTCCCATAGACGCTTACTTGAAATACCTTTTGCTTCTTCACTAAAACATTTTGTACAACTACTAGGTATTTCACCGTTCAGCATTTGTAATCTTGTTCTTCTCATGTGTTCGCTATTCCATACTTCTTCTATTGTATGGTCACGTAGGTTCATAGCAATACCATCTTTCTTAACAAGTCCTGCTGTCTTTTCATCTTGTTTACCCGCACCACTGGCATTGGCAGTACAACAAACTCTAACATCACCGTTAGGTCTTGTAGCTAAATGTATCCAGGGTAATGGGCAAAATGTTTTACTCATACTATCGCTTTTCCTACTTGTTCACCTATTTTTTTATAGTCTAATATTTTTCCTGTAACAGTACAGTCTTTCATATTGTTATAATTAATCGCTTGTAGTGTTATGCAATCACCTGTTGTTTGTGCAAGTATACCTATTGCACTATGACAATCACCGTCTACAAACTTCAATGCTGTACGTTCTGCTAATACACAATAAAATGTATCCAGATGATTTATTTGCCTTACTAGAGCTGTGTAAGGGCTCATAGTACGTGTCTGTATAGCAATAACACCTTGTCCAACTGCTGGTAACATTTTATCAAATCCAAACGTATGTGTAATATGATCTTGTAAACCTAATATCTCTATTCCAGATCTTGCCAGTACAACTGCATCATACTCACCGTTTTCTACTTTTCTAATTCTTGTTGGTACATTACCTCTAATATGTTTTACTACTAATGATTCATCTATTAGTGTAAGCTGTTCTAATCTTCTTGGTGATCCTGTTCCTACTACTGCACCAGGGTGTAGTTTTCCTACTACACAATCTCTTGGATCATTACGTTTCAGTACTCCTGCAAGAATTAACTCCTTGGGCATTATAGTTGGTAAATCTTTTGTGCTGTGTACTGCAATATCAATAGTTCCGTTAAACAATTCATCTTCTATACGTTTACAAAATACTCCTTTGCCGCCTATGTCAGCGATAACTTTATGTTCATGAATATCTCCGTCTGACTTTATAGGAACTATTTCTACAGTACAGTCTAGCTGTTCTAGTTTTTTAGTTACTAGTTCTGCCATAGCTAATGACAGTTCGCTACCTCTACAACCTAGTTTGACTTTCATTGTTTTCTTCCTATTAGCATATACCTTGTGTACTTAGGCAATTCTAATTCTGATTCTTCAGATACGTTTAGTTTAGACTTGCGTTTAAATTCTGCTAGATCTTTCATACAGTTTACGTGTTCTTTATGCTCAAAGTAGTTATTACTTTGTAAAATAATTTGTGCTCCATCAGGTACATTACCTAACCAAACATTATATTGTTCTTCTGTAATGTGTTCACAACTTGTATTAATAACAAAGTATGGTTCTCTTTTATATTCATAGTCACACATATCAGAAGTTACACTTTCAAACTTACCTTCCATCTCATAACGTTTATTCATCATACTAGCAATTTCTTGACACTTGGGATCTATATCAATACTTGTGATATGTTTAATTCCTAGTTCACTATTAAACATCATACAAGCTAATACACCATTCCACCCTCCATGTATTACGCACTCTGCGTTTCTAATTGACTTATGTTTTTCAAGTGCTTCAATCAACCACAGCTTACTCTTGATCTGTCCACCCCAGAAACTTTCAAGTGTACGATCCTTGTCTTCGCTGTTACGAATTGCGTCCATCCAATACTTTATATCATTGATATCTATTTTCATTAAAAGCCTATTCTTATTCCTATATTATGATTATCTCTGATAACATCATAATTATAAACAATGTTATACGTATGCCATATAGCTCTATACTTTTCAGGTATCATCTTTGTTGCTTCATAGTGTGCAAATCCTCTAGCAATAAAATAAGTTATAACTTGAAACTCATTTGGGTGCTTACCTAATATTTTATTCTTTTCATAATAGTTGTCATTGTTTGCTATTTCTAAAGTCTGTAACATATCTATTGTTTGTAATATATTAAAAGCAATGATACCTTTCTTATCAGTTTCTGTTAAAGGTTCTTTGTAAAACTTTTGCAACTCTATTGCATTTGCAGGAAACATCATTATATATAAAAATAAAATTACTCTTGCTATCATTTTCTAACTTTCTTGTTATACTCCAATGCTTCTTTTAACAAGGTTAAATCAACACCATTTTGTTTTGCGGTATAAATTATTGCTTGTATATCTTTAGGAAAACAATGTCCACCAAAGCCTCTTTCTTTTGTAACTTCGGTATGACTTGTACCTATGCGTTTATCTGCACCTATACCTGTTGCAACTGCATCATAGTTAATACCTGTTGCTTCACATAAGTCATATACTTGATTAAAGAATGCAACCTTGTTTGCTAAAAAACTATTACGAAAGTATTTAACTAGTATTAATTCACGTGGATCTGCAATACCAATGCTAATATTACCTAATACATTAACAAAGACTGACTGCCAAAAGTTTATGTTTCCGCCACCAAACATAAAATCCTTTGTATTCAATAGATCCTGTTCTGCTGTATTGTTGCGTAGAAACTCTGGGCTAAATGTTATATCCCTATCTGGAAAGTGTTCCATTAATGTTTCCCAACCTTCTAAACTAATTGTACTCTTTATTATAACAGGTACTTTAGGTGAACGTTCTATTACATCATATACACTATTAATTAAACAAGCACCGTTTTCATATGACGGTGTTGCTGTACATACAATTAATCCTTCCGTATCACTACTCATATCTTTGTATCCTTTAAACGGATCATATATTTCTATGTCGTAATGACCTCCAAACACCTTATGATGTGCTTGTCCTACTGCTCCATACCCTGCAATCGTTATTTTCATTTCTTCTCCACAAATTGTTCACGTAACTTATCAAAACTTCCACATTGTTTTGAACATTCTTTTAATCCACAAGTTGACCATTGACTGCTTATTAAGTCAAAGAACCCACTATCAAATATTTCTTTTAAACTTTCGTCGTGTAAGTTAGGAAACCTTTTAACTTTCATCATATAATCCATCTTACTTGGGAACAGTTGAGGCATCCATTTTAAATCTAACCAACAGCAAGGAGCAACATCACCACCTGCACTAATATATAACATATGATCTTCAACTGCTTTACAATTAATCTTTGGTAATTTTTCTTCTCTGGCCGCTTCAGCTGGTGCTATCATTTCTAAACTTTTATCTGACGGATATAACGTATCAACTTTATTCCAGTTTTCATCTATAACATCAAACTTTCCATCTCTAAAACGTGTTGTATGTTTTACTTGAAACTCTTTAAAACCTAATTCTTTAGATAACGCACGACAGTCTTCAAGTTGATGTTGATTGTGTTGAAAGACTAACATATCCCAACGTGCTTCTCCGCCGGCTTCAATAAATGTTTTTGCATTGTCTATAATTTTGTTCCAGTTTGTGTTTACTCTATATCTTGAGTGTGTATCTTCTAATCCGTCAATACCAAATGCCGCCACAACTTTTATTTTTGCAAGTTCTCTCCACCATTGTGCTACACGACCACTTCCGTTAGTGTGCATTGTTAAACCCATTGTTTCATTATTTCTTCTTAGGTACTGATATATTTCTAATGTATCCTTTGCAACAATAGGATCACCTAGGTTACCGCACATATTAAGATGCCATAGTTGTTTTATAAAATCTACACTGAACCATTTTTTAAATAATTCTATATTAACTTCTGCCAAAGTGATAGAGTCAAGTAAAGGACCACCATGCACACGTCTAGCACACATAGGACATTTCGCTTGGCATTTAGAAGTAACTTCTAAGTGTATCGATTTTATATCTTCTAACTTATACATTCTTTTCCTTTGGTATCTTACTGTCTGCACTACTAACACACGTTGGAGTTATACAAGGCATTGGTGCATTAAACAGCTTAAATCCTTCTTCTAACGTGCCTAAAGGTTCATCATGGCAACTATATGCACGTTTCACTTCATTGCTTCTTATAATACAACTTTGATATCCACTGTTACACATCCAACCTTTAAATTTGTTAAATCCGTATGCGTTTAATCTTTCTGCTTGATCAATCCAGTATTCTATTCCTTTAGCATCATATAATGCGACTTGGTAACCGTCTTGTTGGTTTTCGGTTCGTAAAATTTCTTTTTGGGCTTCCGTATAACCATCCACGACAAAACTAGCAGTAGGATCAGACTGAGGCTTGAGTGTAACATGAAGGCCCCTATCACTAAATCGTTTACTTCGTTCATAATATTCCTCCCAGTGTTCAGGCACCATTACCTGATTGATCGTTACAAGGACATCATTGTCCTGTAAATATAAAAGTTTGTCACCAAATTCTTTCTCATTGGCAAATTCCGCATGGAAACTTGCAGTAATACTTCTTCTGTCCATAACATGAGTTGCGTCTAACCATCTTGTCCACCAACGTTTTGCAGGACTGCAATTACTTGTCATGTGTATACTTAAATATTTACTTTCGTAATCTTCATAGTGTTTAATTAAATCAATAAACTTTTTATATGCTGTAGGTTCACCGCCACTAAAACTAAAATGAAACTTGTCAAAGCCATTTTCTCTAGCTTGTCGTTTTATCTCGTCTATTGCATTTGTATAAATCTTAAATTCTTGATGGTCGGGTGTACTGCTTCTAGCATAGGGCCAACAATAGCTACAATTATAGTTACAAAAACGTCCAAGGATCCAGGACACAGAAAACAAGTTGTTTTCCAACATAGTCCTTTGTCCTAGTTTTGTTATATCCTTAAAGGGTATCATTCATTTCATCCATATGGAAACGTTCTTGTAACCAATCAAAGTCATTTATTTTTGCTAAAGAGCTAGGCTCAGACTTGTAATTATTACCATAGTCACGACCACTCCTAGCGCCAAGGATACAAAATCTACCGAACTCTTTTTCAGAGCCCGTTGTACACCATGTATCAAGTCTTTTATTTGTTTCATCATCTTCTTGCCCCTGTATTATTTTACTAGACAACTTAACACATTCTCTAAAAGCACTTTTCCAAGTACTAAATTCATCTGTGTTAAAGCTAGTAATATTACTCACGAATGGCATAGCCTTGAACCTATCACTTATACTGGTAGTCATATCAGTACTGCTAATATCTACGTTCATAGTGAGACGTCTAGGTAGGAGTTTGACACCTCCATAACCGTAGATTAAATTGTTGATAGGATTTCGGCTACGCCATACATGGACACAATCTAAATCATATTCATTTACTTTATGATCTAAACTGAATTCTGGTAATAAGTCTGCATCGCCATCTATGACCCAAAACATTTTTGTTGAACATTTCTTCGCGGCGGCAATATGAGCCTGATGTATTCCTTTAACACCATGTATTCTTTTAGTGTTAGGATAGCGTTCTAATAAACGCTTATATCTTTCATCAGCATCAGGTTCGTTATAACTTATAAAAACTGCATCATACATAAGATTCTAATTCGTTTGCTAACTGCTCATGTACTGTTCTGTCTGGATGGCAGTTATCAGGAAACTTATCATTTTGTTCCATTGTTTTAATAGTATCTTCATAAGAATCTACTATCTTTTTAAATTCTGATTCAGGTGCTGTTTTAATAATTGCACTTGAATCTGCTAAATCTGGTCTTGCTCTACGCAACAAGTTTATTGTAGGCCAACTACTCATGGCAGGTATTTCATGTCCTAGCAAATTTTCCATCCAGTTGCGGTGAACGTGTTTTATAAAAGTATACTTAGATAGGTCTTGTGGAAGTTTACCCCAGCCTTCTATAATAATCCAAGGCACTTTAGTTTCATCATAAATTTTTTGTGCATTGTCTAACAATGCTGTAATTAATCTATTATTCATGTCAGCAATACTAGTTGCTTCTGTTACAATCTTATCACGTTGTACAAAATACTTTTCTAAATCCTTAAGACCTGCTTCTGCTGGCCAACGTTGCGGACTTAGATCTCTAATAGGCTCAGTAAGCATTAAAATTATAACGTCTGGATTGTAAAATACAGGACTAGTAAAAGGTGGTGCAAGTCCTAGTGCTTCTTCAGTTTTAAATAATGCTTCAGTATTACACCCGCCACCTATACTGTAATTTACTGTTGCATGACCTTTTTGATCTAAGTAATAACCAAAGCCTGGCCACACTACATTAAAAGGTTTTGAATGAGGTTCTCTAAGATATAGTTCTTTATTCCATGGTCTGAAAATCTCTGTTCCGTTAGCAACTGACGGTCCTGGAACAATAGTTCCCCATTCTCCTAGACCATTACTGTCGCCGACTATTAAAATTTTACTCACAAACTATGCCTTTGTCTTTCCTTGTATTGCCGTAGTAAACTACGTTAGGTCCTCGATACGTTCTCCATGGATCAAACACAGGTACGTTGTCAGGAACTGTATCTCCTTCGTGTACTAGTACGTAGATGTGTGGATTTTCTTTTACAACATATCCGCCATGTTCTTTTACATAATGTTGTACTAATAAACTATAACTACCATCAACATATTCAACTCCTGGCTTATAACTATCGCTACTAAACTGAACCTTGTTTCCGTATTTTAATATTTCAATAGCCATGTTTTCTGCTTGTTTCTCTCTTGCATTCATTACTGAATCAAATAAATCATAACCTAGTCCAAGTTCCTTTGCCATATAACGTAAAGCGATATTATCACGTGGGTGGCAAGCACCTCCATCTCCCATACCTGCTTTCATATATGCTTTGCTAATGATACGCATTGTTGACTTTGATAATGCTCTTGTTACAACATCAACATTTATGTTTCCTTGTTTCTGTGCTACGTCCTGCATCATATTAACAAGTCCAATCTTTGTACTAATAAATGTATTATAAAAAACTTTTATACATTCGCACTCGTCCCAAGTACCTATTTCGTAACGTGGATTGTTTTCCATAATGCTTTGATAAAATCTTACTAACTCTCTAGCATCAGTTGTAGCACTTCCATCTTCGGTTCCAATCATAATCATCTCAGGATTGATCATATCCCAAGCAACTGTACCCATAGCAATAAGATATGGATTGTAAACAAACCTTGTGTTAGTTACTAATGGTACAAATTCTCTACGTGTTGTGCCTGGAAGAACTGTGCTGATAAGAACAAGCAACTGGTCCTTGGTCATAAACTTGTTAGCTTCTTCCAAACATTCTTTTACAATTTTATATGAAAAGTCTTTAGGTTCTAAATGAGCCGTTGGAGCTCTGCCGTCATACGCAGGATCGTGGGGAGTTGGAACAGCAACAAATACAATGTCCTGTCCTACTACTGCTTCAGCAATAGTATCCTTTACATTAACTAACTTACTTGTTACGTCTACGATATCGTATCCGCTTACGGTGTGTCCTTTTTGTGCTACTGCTTCTGCACAGGGTAAGCCCAGCTTACCTAATCCGATGAAACTAATCTTCACACTAATCTCCTACCATTAAATGCGTATATAAATATAGTAGTATTTATGGAAACTAGTTATTATGAATCTTATTCAAGACTGCATTAATTTTAACCAATATGTGCATCAACCGAAAAGCACCCAGACTACGGCTAATTTAGAGGCGGCCTTCAGAGATTTGGGTATAGAAAGTGATGATATTGATGTATATTTTGTATTGATACAATATCCAAGATGGACAAAAGATACAGATTTCTTCAGATGGGTAAAACCAAAAGTAAGAAAAGCACTACGTAAAAATCCTAAATCATTTTTTATTTTTGATGCAAGTACTGAAGGATTTAGTCCTATATACAGCGAACCATTTTTTGATATACTATATAAAATGTCAAATGATTATAAAATACCTCCTAAGAGAATATTCTTTTGTTCTAGCAATATGAAAGACAACGATAACATTAAGAACTTTAATCGTCAACATAATATAAAAGATACAATTAATGTTTTTACTTTTCTAAACTTTGAAAGAATGATACTTGGAGTTAAAGGACAACAAGAAGTACAAATGGATCCTTTGGGATATGAAATAGGTACTAATAGTATGTTGGACTCGATAGTGTTAAAAAGACTTAATACTGCTGTTGATCAAACTAAGAAACTAGCCATGCAATCTAAAGCAGGATTAAGTTTAAGCAGAATTAACAGGGCGGCTAGATTATATAGTAGTATGAAAATATACAACAGCAAATATCGTGATGATTTTCTTATTAGTCATAATGCTGTACGTGACGAAGATATAGATTGGTTAATGATGCAGATTCCTTTTGTAAATGATCCAACTGCTAAGAAAAAATATGTACAACAGTTTCAAAAAAAATTACCTTTGATTGTAGACACAGATGATTTTAAAACTAACCATGCAACTTCGCTACACGGAGATCTCAACGACAAAACATTATTTCAAATAGTAAATGAAACTCATGTAGACGATTGGAAACAAACAAGTTTATTTTACAGTGAAAAGACTTTTAGATCAATATATCATATGCAACCTTTTGTGATATGGGGACAAACAGGTTGTAATAAAAGATTAGCTGACTACGGATATATGACTTATGATTCTTGGTTTGATTTAGGGTTTGACAGCATTGAAGATCCAACTAAAAGATGGGCTGAACTATGGAAGTCAGTTACATCACAACTAGACAAAATAAGAACAATGACATTAGAAGAAAAATGGTATTGGAAGTTTAAGAACGAAACAGTTCTAAAACATAACTTTCGTACATTACTAGAAGGTAAGTATAGTAAAGATGTGTTTTGTAACACAGCATTAAAGATGAGAAATATAGCAAATGAACAATAGCCTTTTTAATTACCAACCTAAAAGACTGTTTACCTTTGGTTGCAGTTTTACACACTATAACTGGGGTACCTGGGCTAACTGTCTAGCAAAGGAATTAGAACCAATTGAATTTATAAACTTGGGCAGAAGTGGTGCTGGTAATCAATATATTTTTAATATGGTTATGCAGGCTGATTCTATATATAATTTTACACACGAAGATCTAGTTGTTGTACAATGGACCAATGTATGCAGAGAAGATAGGTTTATACCACAACTTGGTGAAGGCGGTTGGCACGTTCCAGGTAACATTTATTCACAGCAAACATATGACAGTGAATTTGTAAGAAAGTATTTCAATGAGAAAGGTGCATACGTAAGAGATCTAGCAAGTATTAAAGCTACCTATGAAATGCTTAAACATAGAACACAATGGCACTTCTTACAGATGTGTGATATTATTGATCAACCGGCTCAGTGGGGGAATCAAGATGGTGTAGCAGATAAAAGAGTAGAAGATTGGGAATTAGATGAATTAATAAAAACGTATCATGAACCATTAAGCCATATTAAGCCTAGCTTTTATAATATATTATACAACAATAACATACAGAGTAAATTTGATAAAGATAGAAAACTAATTAACAAAGGATTCTTTGACGGACATCCTAGTCCTATAGAACACCTAATGTATCTAAAAGGAGTTTTTAATCATGAGTGGAAAGATTCTACAGACAGAGCTGTAGAAGAAACACAACAGACTTGGGTTAAAATGTTACGAGATGCAAGTAAGGGTAAAAAGAATTTTAATATAAATCAAACAAAGCAACGTTACCAAGATATGTTTTTCTATGAAACTAAGATAGTTGGTCCTAGCTACATAGAGCATACTTTTATTCGCTAACTACTTTTTCATTAAGTTAAAAACATTATACGCCCATAACCTATGGTTCGATGCAGAAGGGTGCGGTTTATGATCGTTGCTTTCTTCTAAAAACTTATTAGATGCTTCAATTAAGTCTAGTTGTTGGTTTAAGTATTTTGCCTTGCTTTTCATCATTTTATGTTGTTTTAAAAAACCATCTATCCATCCTGCAACATAAAGGTCAGGACTTTCTATTTTGTGTCCATTAATTCTAGCACTAAACTCCATCCAAGTTTCTTGTAATGTTTTAAAACTATAATCTTTATTGGTTTGAAATTTACAAAAGTTTTTCCAAACAGTGGTCTTTAGATTATTATACTTTGCAATATCATTCTCCAACTGTTTAAGAAGTATTGCTTCGTTTTTTACACACCATTCCTTAACACTAACACCCTTTAGCCATTCTGGATTATATAACTTAGACATAGGATGACCTTTTAATTCGTTAACAATTACATCTTCTCTGCTTGGTTCTGTCATTTGTACCAACAAATACACAGTATCATATAACGGATATACTGTAGATAATATTCTTTTAACTGAATTAAACATTGTGAAATTGTTGTTTCCTGGAACTGCATATTGATAGTAATCTGTATCTAATAATGTAGCAACCTGTGTACCCCAACAATGAGTTAATTGTGTTTCTAAATCAAACTTACCGTGGGCGGCCAGTATACGGTCGTTAAGACTTTCACCATATGTCCAGCTTTCACCTATTACTACTGTACATTCTTTCTTATTACGTTTGACCCAGAACTCAGTATTCTGAGTTGACTGATTAATGTGTGGAGGCTTGATGTTATTATCGTTCTTTAGTATTTTCTTACAACCATTGAACAAACCATCTTTGTAAGGGTGCCAAGGTGTGTGTTCATACCATTTAGGCTTTATAGTCATTGTAAAACTTTTCTAGTTCAGGAAACGTTTCAACTAAATTACAATCTCTGCGTTTGTCGTGTTCAGTAAACCAACGATGAAAATCTCTACGTGCAATATCCTTTTGTGCAGGATCCATTTTTGTTGTACGCATATATTCTACCACACGTCTAAACTTTTCAACTTCTAGTGAACTAAATTTAGTTCTGTCTCTGTCGTCTTGATAGTCGTGCATAAATTGTAAGTGTTTTTCCATGTAAGGCATAAACTCTTTTTTAGGTAATATGTTCATATCATACATATGAGGTTCTTTCAAATGCGGAGTATCAAATTGTACTTTCTGCCATCTTACTTGCGGTTCAACTATTCCATTATACTTGTAACGCCATTCTAATATCTTTTCTAACAACGAATCAAATCCTGTTACACTAAAAATATTAAATGTAATCATAAAGATTACAGAGAAAGGTGTATTACTTAAAAAGTAGTCTAAGTTCTTTTCCCATACTTTTAAATCTAAACCAGTACGAATATACTCTGCTTTAGGTCCCCAATTATCTATACTTGTATATAATTTAAAACTCTTAATACAATTTTTTTCTTTTAATCTTAATACTGTTTCAGTTAGCTTTTCAACTAGCTTAGGCTTGACACCCATATTGCTGTTTACTTCTATTTGTATATTAGGCTTTGGATCTGCTTCTAGTTTATCAAACAGGTCCCATAAACTTTTGTGCATAAGAGGTTCGCCACCTGTAATACGTAAGATGTTTAATGTTTTACTTACTTCGGGCCACCATTCCCACCATGCTTTTACATAAGGATTTTCTTCTTCTTTCTTATATACTTTGAACCAGTCAATGTCTTGTCTATGTTTAGTAGACATACTGTATGGACCATGCTGTTTTATTTCATTCCAATATCTACTAGATGCTTTAGGGTGACAGTAACCGCACTTAAAATTACATTCATTACTAAAACTTATTTCTATGTACTCAGGATTTACGTTTAAATCCGCCCCATTTTGTTTTATTTCCGCTAGTCTTTCTTCATTATAAATGCTTGTTGTTTTAATATGTCTATCACTTACAAAGTCTTTACCCATAGCTTCAATCTTCCAACAGTAACTACAACCATCTGGCTTTTCACCACATAGCATTTTCTTACGTTGGTCTTTCTTTTCTATGGTATTGTGTAACGCACTAGGATTATCTTTTAGTTCTTCTAATGGTATAGGGTGCGGAGCAGGGTGATAACAACTATGTGTTTCTCCTGTCGCTAGATATATTGTAGTATGATGCCATTTGGCCAAGCAGAACGTAGGAGACGTTTGCTCCTCGATCTTTGGCATTAGTTCTTTAATTTTTTCTAGTTCGCTCATCTACCTAATACACGGTCTGAATTAACATAAACCGTTTTAAAAAATTTACTTTGTTCCTTGTCTAGTGCAACTTTACTTATAGGCAATCCTTGCTCTTGCAATACTTCTCCATACTCAGCAATCATTTGTTCTACATCAAGATCTTTGATTTCTGCCCAATATTCATTAAGCCATTTAAAATCTCTTGTTACAGAATGATCCCAATCGGTTGCTAGTATCTTCTGACAACCATCTCTCGCTCCCATAATAGCATATAATCCATTGTCAACATCAGCACCCACGTTCATCCATATAAGCAATCTATGATAGTTTTGCCACCAAGTGTTGTTTGCAAGGTCGTGTACCTTTGCACCTCTGTTCAATGACATCTTAACACCTTCTCTAAATCCTGCTCTCCAGGCTTGATGTGGTGTTGAACTAATAATACTTGTTGAAAAGTTTTGATTAAGCTGATAGTAATTATCAAAGTAACAAAATTCTATTTGTGTATCATCTGACCCATCTGTGTTTTCGTGTGTTTTCATATTAGCAACAAAGTCTTTGGTCCACATCTTTAAACTTCCGTTACCGTATTTTAAACCATTGATGTCAATGTTACCACACCAACTAAACTGATAGTCATCATCTACACCTAATTCATCTAGGTCAAGAACTACGTCTAAAAACTTTTGATCAATTACTGTATCACCATCTACTGTAACAAAGTGTTTTGTGTCTGATAGTTCTGCACAGGCTTTGTGTGCCGCATCTGACCCATCTACACCATGCACACGTTTTGCCCATGGCACTTTGTTAACTAGATCAACATAATTCTTTTCTGCGTTAGGTTCATCATAACTTAAAAATATGATATCCTGTTCTGCAATATTAATTTTCATTCTCTAACCTTAATTGTACTCTGCGTAAATCACTCTTTGGATTACATTCTGGTACACTCTTATGATATTGATAATACATTATTAACATCTGCATTTCAGCTTCTTTAACTAGACTATTGTGCATAGGCAAGTATGCTTGATATACATGATCAAGATCTTTTACTGAATACTTTTCCTTAAATGCTGTCCCACAACCATAAGGTGAAAGCCTATTATTTCTTACAGTACCCTTAAAGTCAGTTCGTCTTCCTAGCATACAGTTCCTAGTTATTGCTCTGCTTTCTCCAATGTATATAATACCTGGTTGTAAAATGTCTGCATTACCTGGAGCACCATTTCTAAACAAGCCATACATATAACAACCAGCATCTTTTTTATCAAAGCCCCAGCTTGTATCATATTTTTCATCAACATGATGCCATTTTGTAAATTCAGTAAACTTTGGCATACCTAATTTGTAAGACTGTGTAGTAAGATAGTCTTTACCACCAAGCTCTAAAACCTTTCTAATTGTGTATGCAAAATCTTCTAAGTTATCTACCTTGTCAAATATCTTAACAAGTTGAGCCTTCTTAAGTCCATGCCCGCCTGAACCTTTAACAATATTCTCTGCTAGAATTTGTGATTTCATTTTATAACCTCATATTTGTAACTATCAAACTTCTTTATAGTATACACTGAAACGGGCTCGTTGTCAAACTCAAATTTCTCACTAAAGGGTAATACTAGATATTTTCCATTAATTAACTTATCAAAAGAAAACCTAAGTGTTTTATATAATATATTTGGATCATCTTTCTTTGTAATACTAAAACTAATTGATGAATTTGTTAAACTAATCTTTTGTGCTAGTATATTCATTTCTAAATCTCCGCCAATAGTAAACTTCCAACAAGTATCCTTTACATTTTTAGTAATTGTGATATCAGGATTATCAGCTTCTGTTGGTATGTCATATATTAAGTCGTCTACAAAGTAACTGTCTATGTCGTGATTACTACGTTGTCTAAGCTCATATGTTTTAGCTCTCTTAAGATAATGAACATAGTAAAAGTTCATACTTTCTCTACCTTCAAGTATACCTTTTACATCATCTTCACCTACTGGAATAAAACTACCTTCTGTAGGTTTTTTGTTTGGTAAAGATATTAGTTCTCCTGTGATAGGATCAAATACTGCATATCTTTCAGATGCTACTGTAATACCTAGCTTCATATATCTAATGCCTTTTCATATTTTTTAATCTTATCATCTGAAAGAAACTCTTTTTCTGTATAGTGAAAGATACCTGACTGCAAATGATTACCTATCTTAAGTGTTAGGTCATCTGTAAGATATGATCCTACTCTGCTACGCCAAGTTGCACTACCGTTCTTCCACCCTTGTATGTGAGGTTTCATGTGAGTGAACGTTGGAAACTTAACAAGTTTGTTTGTAATCTTATCTTCACAATCTAATATTTTTGTTACTATAGCTGTGCTTGTATCTACACTTAAAAACTTTTGATATTGTTCTTTAGCATACTTTCCGTAAAATAGTTGCCAGTTATTCATTACAAGTTCTAGCAACGTATAAAATTCTTTTGCAAAATCACACTTTTTAAAATAATGGAATCCTGCATAAACGTTTGGCAAGTTGTTTGCTACATAGGTTTTTCTATAATGGTTGTCTACAACCTTCTCTCCTCGATATGTATAAACATTAGAAGTATAAAATACTTCATAGTTACTTAAAAACTTCCACCATGTGTCTATGTTTTGCAATACTAACATATCAGTATCCAATACTATAGTTTCATCATACGGACTTGCGTGATATAACTTCCAACGATTGTCTACCTTCCAGGCATTGTCCTTTGCATCATCTGACCAAGGTATAGGTTTAATGATATCAAACAATTTTTCATACCTAGATGGCACTTTATCGTTGGTTATTAAACAAATCTTTGCTTCATTAGTAGCTTGTATGCTCATAGCTAACGCACACGCCTGTTGTACGTAATCGTATTCACTGTTTTGTGCTATTAATACAAATCCTTTGCTATGCACTTTTGCTCCCAACTGGTTTACACACGTAATCTATTGTGTCCCATTTACCATCTGGTGGTATATCTTTATATCGTTTAAGCATTAAGTTACACTCTTGTTGAGTTTCAAACCATTGTACATCTTGTGTTAAGCAATTACCTTTCAAGCAGACTGTAAGTAATATGTGCCAGATGATTTCCACTACATTTCTCCTCTATCTATGATTCTATTAAGACTAAACTTGTTCATAACATGAACATTACTTCCTTTAATACGCAATGGCGTATACTCTCCTAGATGATTTTCCTTTTCTAACAAAAATAAAAAGTTATCATCTTTTAAATCCCATAATATATCTCTATCTGCTGTATAATACTTCTTACCAGGTAGCTTACGAGCAAAATCTCCTGATTGATAACCATTCATTATGTGTATTGCTACACTAAACACATGGTCGTTACGGAAGGTACCTCTGTTTACTTGAAAGATACTGTTATAGTGATCCCAGTTTTCCTGTATGTGCTTTGTTAGGTCAAAAAATATTTTGTTTTCTTCTGACTTTCTAAAGAATATAACAGTAGCCCAATAAAAGTCTACACTTGCGTCACTTATCTTTTGAAATTCATCTGTGTTTCTATGTCCTGTTAGGTCTATTGCATTTTTAAAAATTAAAAAATCATGATCTTGTTCAAAACAATGTTTGAATAATCTGTTTGCTATAATATAATCACTATCTAATAGTAAAGTTTCATCATACGGTGTTAGCTCATATGCATTTGTACGCATATCGTTCTTAAACTGTAAATGCTTTGCTACTCCCGACCCATCAAAGTATCTTTTAGTAGTCGAATTGTTTGTGAAAGGCACTTCAATGACCTTATCAAATACTTCTTCATAGTCCTTATATGTTTCCTTTAGATAATCTACACTATCCGTAACTATGCTAGTGGGTATGTTTAGAAATTTCTTAATTCTTTTTGCTGAATAATGTGCTTGTTTGATATAATCTATCTGTGCATTATTTCTGGCAAATATTAAAGCACCTTTACTCTTCATCGTACTCTACCAATCCAGAGACCTTGCGTTTAGACCTAATCTTTTCATACTCTTGATGGTATTCGTTTGAAGCTGTAAAATAGATGTCCAGGATATCATCATAAAACTCATCTAAGTTTACGACTTTTATCGGTACGTCATTATCATCTATTATCGGAATGTTGGCGTTGTCTCCTTTGTCGCATAACTGCCCAACAAAAGTAAGTAGTTCTCTGGTTACAGAAAATTGTCCACCATTGAAATAGTGAATTCTTGATTCAAAGTATTTTTCTTTTAGCACCCTTTTTTGGTTATTAAGAGTAACCATGTAGTTTGAAAAATCGAGAGCTTTTTTTAATCGTTCGTCCATAACAGTAATCCTAATTCTTTATACTATTTAGACAAAAAATTAGTGGACTATGTTAAGTTTGAACTGCCGTTTGTGCTATGTGTTGGAGTTGGTACTTCTACGTATACGCCTGTTGCACGATATTGAGTAACTGTACTGTTTACAACACCCTGAACGTCTTCATCGTAGTTTGGATTACCTGTGTTTGCGTCATTCCATTCAGCTCTAAATTGGACTTGAGTAGTTCCAACCAGTTTAGCCTTCAATGTATAGTTGTTGGCCGCATATAATCCTGTACCATTTTTAGTAAAAAGTGTTTGGAAAGATGTTGTAAGATCATGGAATCCTGTAGTTGACCCTGATCCTGAACCAGTTGCCGCTGTAGAAGTATATCCCATCTTAACAGTTCCCATATTTACAAGCATACCCATCCAGTCAATAGTTTTTGCACTAGAGCCTAGGTATGTAATATTACTTGCAAAACGGATTTCTCCACCTGCATTAAAGAATTGTCTACGGTGGTCCGCTGAACTAAATGTTACATCTAGTAAATGTACCAGTGTTCCGTTCCAAGCACTTGAATATTGAGCTGTTTTGGCCGCTTCTGCCGTTGCTTGAGAACTGTGTATTTGAAACTTTTCGTTCTCTAAGGTAGTTGTTAAATTTTCAAACTGTGCTACACCTTTTTTATTAACTGTATCACTATCTAAAATTGTTGAACCTTGTGTAATTATTGCTATTTCTGAAGGTGCTGTACCTGTTTGGTGTACCCTTCCGTTTGCAACATCTGTATATAGTGTTGACATATGACTAGCAGTGATGTTAGTAGACACTCCAACTTGATTAGAGTTTAGTGTTTGACCGTATCCGTCATCACCTGAACCCGTTCCTAAGATTGTTGCTACTCTTGATTGCAAGTTGTTATACCTTGCCGCTGTAATAATATCACCGATTGCCATTTAATTTAAACCTTCAAAAATACTTCGACTAGTTTTTCTTCTTCATCTTCTTTAGTTTCAAGTGCAATACCAATCATTTTACCGTCTTGTATAACTTGTGAACCTATACCATCAACGTTTGAATAAATCGGCTCGCCTTTAAATGCTGGACCTACAACTCTTACTGGAACTTTACCTTTTAGTGCTACTGCTTGTCCTTCTGATTCAGCATTCATTAAGTATGCTGGTTTGTCGGATATAACACCTGTTGGTGTTCCAGCTAAATCACAAGCTATCATTTCACACTCAAACTCTCCATCTCTTAATGTAGGAATAGTCATAATAGTTCCTACTGGATGTTCTTGGTCAGTTGTGTATTTCTCTGCCAAGTCAGCGTATTGTGCCTGTGTAGCTGTACCTGTAAATAAGTTTGCTACTAAATTACCTGATCCATCTCTAACTGCTACTGTGTTATTAGTTGCCGCTGTTGAGGCTGAACGATAATTTGCTCCAACGGCTAATGTTGAAGCCTGTGAAGCTGTACCATTAAATGTTGTTGCATAAATTGTATTAAATTTAGTTCCTGCTTTACCTATATTGAATGTATTGTTTGTTGCAGGATGTAATCCTGTTGACTCAATAGTAAGTGCATGAGTGTTAGTACCTACTGAATCATCAACTTTAAATTCAATTTTAGTACCAACTTCATTTGAAATAACACCTTCGTTATCATTTTCAACATAAATTTTAAGATCGTTTGAGTTACCAATTGAAATACCTGCGTCTGCAAAGCTAACAAGTGAAGTAAATGATCCTGATCCTGCTAATGCAAAGTCAGTAGCACTATATCCGCCAAGTTTCAATGAGTTACTTGCTGTACCCCAGTAGTAATCTGTTGAACTTGTAACACCACCTGTTGCGTTTTGTGTATTTCTTAGGGTTAATCCTTTTTTGATTACGTCAAATCCTGTAATTGCATTACTTGGATCTGTTGAATCAATAGTAAATGATACTGCACTAATAATATAAATTACTTC